AACAGCCATGCGTGCTGGCCTCACAAGCAATCTGCCTGTGAATGTCTTGCCCATGTGTCAAGTCTATGCCTGACCTCATGAGTGCGCGCCTAATAGCTTTCCCAACGGGAAGCTGGTAGAAAAGGTTTATACTAGGTTCAACGGCAATGCCGCGGTCCTTGGTACAGTCCTTCGGAACCGTTGTGAAACGGTTACCACGCACAAACTCTAACTGTCGACCATCTGCGTTACAGTTTTTACACCATTGTGTAGCACACCAAGGAAAAAGGTGGTACACCGCAGATGAGGTGAGGGTGGGTCTAGATGACATCTTATCGGGGACCGTGGTATACAGACCCCTGTCGCCATAGGTGGCACCCGGCCCGAACTGACCAGAGAAGGTCTTCGGTGCCCGGCCCAGTAAGTTCGACATTTCTTTACGCGCCTCGGCGATGAGCCGAGCACACGCACCTTCTGGGGTTCCAATCTGGTCGTCTAAACGATCCAGGGTTCCCTCAGAGAAGTGAATGTCTAGTCGCTGGTTTGCCTTCTTGCACTGCTGTTCAGCAAGGACGAAGTTACTTTCCGCGGCGGTTTCCCGCTCGTGAGTCGTATCAAGGTCTTTGCACTTCCGTAGGAAGTCTACGGCAGCACGGTCTCGGAAATAACTCTCCGAGTCCGTATATGCAAGAGGATCGACTGACATTTTAGTCAAGTCGTCCCACCTACAGTTCTTCACATGGTCTTTACAGACCATAGCTGTAGGCGTGGCGAGTGCGTCAAGCAGTTTGACGTACACTCTCTCCAAGTCACTTGGAAGAGAAGACAGCATGCGAGGGTACTCCGTTTGTTAAGAGGCAGCAAAGCCTTCAACGAACTGAGCCTTCATGTGAGCGTGGTAGCACAAGTTCAAGAACTGGTGCACCGCCTCATCCTGAAGCGTCTGCGGCATCGATTGTGGGAGGGTTCCCACAAGCTGAAATCTCAGCGTATTCGATACCGATTCGGACCCATCGCCAGCCGTCACGACCTGCGGGAACTTGAAGTTGACCTCCATCCTGCGGACAGAACCTGCCGCATTCGGAGACGACTTCACAGAAAGCTCGGCTTTAAAAGCCGGAGCCGTGCCCACAGGGCTGCGCCATTTGGCAGCGGTGTTGTCACCACTCGACGGTGACACCTTTGCGTAGGTGATATCCGTCGTACCATCGGCCTTTTTGACCGTCATTGCGATCATGTCGGGCATTAGCCCTCCTTGCTCTAAGAGCGATTGTTACAGCAGAGCTTCAATGAAGTTGCTGAAGTAATAAGGCAACGCTTGCAAGAGCGCGCCTAAAGGACAAAGGGTTTCCCCCTTGCATGACGAGTGATGGGCCAGGAATGGACCCGGTGATGCGTTTGCAATAAACACCCGAGTAGGACCAGGTCTTTGTACCAGTATACCGTTGAAACGGAAAATAACTGGGGGGACCTGACCACACGGGGCTATTGTAATTGTAATCGGTGAACTCACGCCGACTACGCCGCCACTTTGTGAAGGTTGTTCTGTGAGGGTCCTTTAGAATGGCACCCTCAAAGTCTGTCATCGAGCCAAGAAAGTCTTGGACGTTGACAAACCAGTCAACTATGAAGCTGAAAGGAATCACTTCCCAAAGAATAGTCATTGGGTTGATCAGACCCAATCGGTTAACGAGATCCAAGTTTGGATTTTGAATCTCGATAAGTGCCCTGATTGTGATGTGCTGCTCGAGTCGGTCAAGCTGGGTATGTTCCCACTTGTTAGTTCCATCGCTGGATCTAACAGAGGTGGGAAAGTACTCAACGTTTCTGACTTTCGCATGCAACATCTTTGGACGAATCGGACGCGACAACACTTCTGTTGCCGAATAGATATCGCCCATCAGTGGCAACCAGCCGTAGAGTAACTCTAAGACTGTTCCCCCCATCTCCTTCGCACTCTTACGAGTATCGAATGGCACTGGTCTATTCTGACCGAGCCGAAGACGGCCACGCTTGGTGACTTGGAGGACTCGACCCTTTTTAAAGGTTTGATAGAGTTCCCAGACTTGCTTGACACGTCTTTCGATCATGTCAATAGACTTCTGAGACTGAGCTATCGCGGCGCCGAGTTCGGCCGCTGCGCCTACTTTCTCTCGGAAACTACTGTACGCTTTAGCGTACAGAACGGGATCATCCGCAAAAGAAGCCGGTATAGAACCGACGTCTGCGTAATCACTCGTAACCTGGCCCGTATGAGAGAGGAAGTGTGAAAAACCTTCCACTCTCCTTAGGGCAAAGTCGAACTCGAGAGCGCGATCGTAGG